ACATTTATTAGTGTATGGTATTATTAGGTGTTATTACTATTCCATATGTGTCGAAAAAGAGGCAATGCATTGCACGACATATAAATATATCGCACAATGCATTTATGAAAACTAATCTTGCCCTATGCAATGGTAGCGAAGTAAAGCATTACCGTTTTTGTCGTCCTTTAGTAAGAACTCAAACTTAAAGCCTTTGCTTTCCATTTTCTTAACGACTGCTAAACCGTCTGGTTTATCAGGACGACAAAAGATTATACAACCAACTTCGAAAAGTTTAATTGATTTTAATCTTTCACCGTCAGTATCGTTAATCCAAAATGGACTACCGTTATAGGTTGAGATTTGTTTCGTATGCTCTCTATATTCTTTTAACATTGTTTTATTCCTTTATGTTGTTAAAGTTTCTTTCATCGGGCTTGCCCGCTGAAAGCCAAGAAGTTGCAAGTCATCTCATCCACAATTAGTGGAAAGGAAACGAAAGCACAAATTAGAAATTTTCAACGACTTTTTCGTTTCCTTTCCAATAATTGAGGGAGATGGCTTGTGTATATACCAAGTACACACATTCTACTTGCATTTTTGAAATATTGGTTTTAATTTATAGCATGACTAAGCTACCAAAAGATATTTTAAAAAAAATTTCCGAAGCAGAATTTTTGGAAAAGTGGGATAAAGAATCAAAGGAATGGGTTAAGGTTCCTATTGACAATTCTAATCCTGAAGTTCAAAAGATCAAAGAGGTTATGATTGCAGAGATAGAGATTAACGTAACTAAGGAAGCATTAAACCTAGGAATTTTAGAGAAATCAGATAGAGAACTTGATTAGTGTATGGTATTAACGTTAATATTAACGTTATGGATACATTAATTATAAGATAATTAATTACGATAAGGATTAACGCTATGGCAACTAAAAGCAGAAAAAAGCCTACAAACAAAGAAATTATGCAGATGATCAGTGGAATAGCTTTACAGCTAGAACAATTGAAGCATCATGTTTTTCAAGGAGATAAGGCTTTGGATGAATATATGAAAATGAAGGACGATAAAGAAAATTTCATAAAATTTTTAGAAGAAAATTATAATAAAGATGATAAAGATAAAAAAGAAATTGAAAAAAAATAATTTTCAGGTTGTAGAATATTCAGTATATACTGATATAGAAGCAGACGAAAAAGGTATTATTTATAAGTATTGGCAACAATGCGGCCCTGGGGAGTACGGTATCAGTGATGATCACTATGTTTCAGAGTGTTTAGCTCGAAATGAATATAAAACTAACACTGAAATGGTATATCCCTTTGGCCGACAATGGTTGGGAAAGCATAGAAAGTTGCAGTTTGTTCCCCATTATGAGTCAAATAACTTCTCAACTGTGTCTACTAAGACATATTCGGAGATAGAAGCTCAAAGTGGTAGGGCAGAATTAGCTGTAAATGCCTATTTGGCTTACAAAATGGCTGGTTTAAGCCCAGATATGGACAAAATAGGGTCAATATACAGGCCTGACCAAAAAACACCCGCTATCGCTGCAAAAAGATTATTTAAAACCAAAGAGGCAAAGAAGATGATAGAAGAAAAGCTAAAAGAAATCCTAATTGAGAAGGATATTGACGAAGGATTTGTTCTAGATACGATAAAAGATGCTATAGAGGTAGCAAAAGTCAAAGAAAGTAGTGCAGATATGATCCGTGCTGCTAAAGAATTGTCCATATTTTTAGATATGGCACCTAAAACTAAGCAAGTTACTGAGTCATTGGAGGTCGACATGACACATCAGATAGAGGATAATTATGAAAAACAAAGAAAAAAGCTCAAAGCAACTAAAACACAAGACATCGACGAAGAAGTGTCTTCAGATATCAAGTCAAAATAATAATGAGCTCACATTGTTTCTGACTACCTTATATGAGGTGGCTAAAGATCAGGGTATAACAGTTAAACCTATTAAGATAAGTGAATAAGCAAGAATTAATATTAAAAATGAAGCAAGATATGCTTTTATTTGGCAGAATGGTAATGCCTAATATGTTTAGTGAAGATTCTCCAAAGTTCCATTATGATATAACAGAGGAGTTATTAGACTACGATACTAAACAATTAAACATTATTGCTCCCCGTGGACATGCTAAATCTTCTATTGTTGCTGGTGTTTATCCTTTATACCACTTAATGTTTGATAAAGGGCCAAAAGTTATTGTATTAGTATCAAGAACACAGGGACACGCTACTAAGTTACTTGGTACAATTAAGGATGTATTAGACTATTCTAAGGAGTTTAGACACTTCTTTGGTTACTGGGGAATGCAAAATGCACGAAAATGGTCTAATGCTGAAATAGAATTAAAAGATGGATCGGTAGTTATTTGTAAGGGTACAGGTCAACAGATAAGAGGAATCAAACACGGAAACCAACGTCCTACTCTGTTGATACTTGATGACCCTGAAGATGAGAATAATACCAAAACAGCAGAAGCAATGGAGACAAATCTTCGTTGGTTACTGCAATCTGGAGTTCCTTCGTTAGATCCTATCAGAGGTAGAGTATGTGTTATTGGTACTCCCCAACATGAACGTTGTCTCGTTGAGACACTAAAAGACATGAAAGGTTGGACTAATATGACATTTGCTCCTGATTTAGACGAGGGATACTCTTTATGGGAATCTGTATGGCCAGTAGAGAAGTTAAAAGAGAAAAAAGAAGAATTGGAAAGTATTAATCGTGTATCTGTGTTTTATAGAGAATATTTATGTCAAATTGTAGGAGATGAAGAAAATCTATTTAGAGCAGAACATTTACGATATTATGAAGGATATATCGAAACGGATGAGCAAGGGTTGTCAACTCTCATTCTGACGAACCTTAATGGTGAGGAAGTAAATGAGAGGAGACCTGTAAACATCTTTACAGGAGTCGACCCTGCCTCTAGTACCAAAAGAGGAGCAGACTTTTCTGTTATATTCAATATTGGTATTGATGAAGATGGTAACAGATTTGTTCTTCCTTATTATAGAAAACGTGCTACACCGTTAGATCTTGCAGATTCTATCATAGATAACTTTAGATTGTATCAAAGTGCTAAAACAAGGATAGAATCAGTTGGATATCAGGAAATGTTACGACAATACATAAAGGAGAAGTCAGCAGACATGGGTATGTTTATCCCTGGTCTTGAAATAAAAGAGAACCCTAGAACATCTAAGTCTTATAGATTAGAGAGTTTACAACCATTATTTGCTAGAGGTGAAGTTTATATACAAAAAACTATGCAACCTTTAATAGATGAGCTATTATTATATCCACGTGGTAAGCATGATGACTTATTAGACGGATTCTTTTATGCTAATAAAAACTGCTATAAACCCCATCATAGTGCATCTGAAGAGGCAGAAGTAGAGGATTATTACGATTATATGCCAAAAAGTTGGAAAATAATGTAAATAATGCTTGACAAAGTGGTAAAAGTTTATTTAATTTCGGCTTAGAATTGTATGCAAATAGATCTAGTAAAATATTATATGTCACTTAAGACATTTAAAAAAGAGCTAGATGACTTATTAAACACTAAAATACCAGAAGGGTATATAGAAGTAAATGCCAAAACACATCAAAAAAAGAACATCAAAGACAAGGACTCAGAATTATCAAGATCTGATTGATGTTTATGGTTATATGGTCGGAAAAAAGAGGAGAGATGGCTCAAACCTTAATCCAGACGTAGAACTTTCTCTAGAACTTTTCAGAGAATATAAGTCATCAAGAGAACTATGGGCAGAAAAATTCCAAGAAGCTATTGAGTTTAGAGCTGGAGCTCAATGGACTAATGAAGAAAAAGAAATATTAGAATCTCGTGGACAAGCTCCAATAGTAGTAAATCGTATACATCCTATCGTAGAAACAGCAAAATCTTTGCTAACATACAATTCACCTCAATTTCGTTCTACAGGAAGAGAAGACTCTGATAATAAAACAGCTAAAGTAATGTCTGACCTATTTGCATGGGTGTGGGACGTTTCTAATGGAGACGAAGAACTAAAAAGAGTTATAGATGACTACTATGTAGGGGGAATGGGAGTATTTAATATTTATCAAGACCCAATGGCTGACCTAGGAAAAGGGGAAGTCTTTTTAAAATCTATTAATCCTTTAGATGTATATATAGATCCTAACTCAAAAGATCCTTATGCAAGAGATGCTGCACATATTATTGTAGGTAAATATTTAACAGATGAACAAGCAGAGCAACTATACCCAGACTTTATGGATATAATTGAAGATGCTGATACTCATCAGGCTGATAATGAAGATTATCCTACAACAGATTTAGCTGCAACAGAAGGTCAGATTTTCGACGGAGACGATGATAATCCTTATCATACAAAAAGAAGATTTCTTGAGAGATATTCTAAAGAAATGCATATGTATTATAATGTATTTGAACCATTTTCTCAAGCAGAGTATATTTTTAATGAATACGAATATCATCAATATGCGTCTAAATATTACATCAAATTAAATAAAATGACTGGAGAAGAAGTTATTTTATATGATGAGATATCTGTAGAGGAAATGTTCAAGCTTATTGAGACAATAGGAACAATGTTTCATTTTACATTACCAGAACCTGAAATAGATGAACAGGGAAACATTATTCCTCAAGACCCTATTAAAGTTCCAGGGATGGAAACTGATGAACCAGGAGTAATTCCAGGAAGTACAACGGTTATAACACCTGTAACTACTGAAGAATTAATAGGAATGGGTAAGATTGTATCAAATGAAATAGAAAAATGCTGTATTAAAATGGCTGTTTCAGTTGGAGATAACTTATTATATACAAGAATATTGCCAATTGAAGAATATCCTATAGTCCCAGTTATGAATATTCATCATAGAAATCCTTATCCAGAATCAGATGTAAGGATTTTTAGACCTTTGCAAGAATATATTAATAAAATTAGATCTTTAGTCATTGCTCATGCTTCTACAAGTACAAATGTAAAGCTATTAATACCGAGAGGATCAGCAGATATACGCATGATTGAAGAAGAATGGGGAAGAGCTGGAACTAGTGTTATTGAGTTTGATGCCGAACTTGGAGCTCCCATAGTGGCAGGACCAGTACCTCTTCCCAACGAATTGTATAAAAACGAAGCAGATGCTAAATATGACTTAGAATATGGCTTTGGTATTTTTGAATTAATGCAAGGAAGCTCTCAAGGAGCTCCATCTACATATAGAGGAACATTAGTTGTAGATGAATTTGGACAAAGAAGAATAAAATCAAGAAGAGATGATATAGAAACATTTTTAAATCAAGTTGCAAAGGTTGCAATACCTTTAATGCAACAATTATATACTGAAGAAAAGGTTATTAGACTAGTTCAACCTAATGGAACAGAAAAAGAAACAAGATTTAACTTTTATAAAGAAATGGAAAATGGCGATGTTGCTAGATTCCATGATGTAGGTGTAGGAAAATATGATGTAGTTGTTGTATCTGGTTCTACATTACCTACAAATAGAATGGCATTGTTACAAACATATCAAGAATTGTATCAAGCTGGATTAATTGATCAAGAAGAAGTATTGAAGAAGTCAGAATTGGTCGATGTTGAAGGAGTGTTAGAACGAGCTGGACATATGCAACAAATGAGACAGCAATTAGAAGCACTTAACGAAGAATTGAAGCAGGTCAAGGGAGACTTGCAAACCGCTACACGTGAAGAGTTACATGCTAAGAAACGTTTAGAGGTAGAAAAGTTTAGTTCTGGATTAGATAAAATATCTAATAGAGCTGAGGCAGCTACTCAGTTATATAAAACTAGGTTAGCTGATGTTGAAAACAATCTAATAAGCTCTGTTACCGCCGTTGAAAGCGATATGGAGAGTTAGGAGAAGAAAATGAGTGAAAATGTAGTGGAAACACAACAAGAACAGACAACTGATGTAAATGAAAACGTAGTAGAAGCACCGACTGCAGATGCTCCTACTTCAGAAGAAGATATCTTTAATTCAATATTTGGAGACAATACCCAAGAGTTTGCAGCTCTACAGGATAGTCAAGGAGATGTTGATGCAGATAAACCTTTGGAACAGGAACAATCAGTTGATCCAAAGGAAGATGATACCCAGTTTCAATACTGGCAAAGTCAAACAGATAAAAAACAAGCAGAAATAGATGAATTAAAAGGGCAAGTATCAGATTTGATACAAGCTGTTAAGTCACCTGCTTCTGCTCAAGCCAATACTGTTGGTGCTGAAAAGGAAACAGAAACTTTACAAAGACCTGTTAAACCTAAGAAGCCTGTTAACTTTGATCATTCCGAGGCACTAACTGACCCTGATAGTGATTCTGCTAAGTATTTAGCAGCAAAAGATGGGTATGTTGAAGAGTTGTCAGATTACATGTTAGCAGTGGAGGAACAACGTAATGTAGAGTTAGAACAAGCAAAAGCAATTCAAAGAAATT